CTTATGGAAAGATTGTTGCATCATCATTTAGTGAGTGTTTCTATAAAGAAATTGATAGAGTAAACATTCCAGTAAATCTTGAATACGGTAATATTACAGAATCTCTTGTTTTAAAACAATATAATGCAATTAATGGTACAAGAATTGATAGACTTGATTTTGATTTAGAATCAGATGGAATTCCTATTTTTGCAAAGACTTTTAATCCTCAAGATGCTTCAACTCTTAATCTTTCTACAGGACAGTTTACTATAGAGAATCATTGGTTCAGAACTGGTGAAGCATTAACTTATACTCCTAAGTCTACTTATGTTGGAGTTGGATCAACTGCAATGACTTATGGAATTGGTCATCCTCTTCCTTCAGTTGTGTATGCTATTAGAGAAGATGATGATAACTTTAAACTTGCAACAACCAGAAGTAATGCAATGGCTGGAACAAGTGTTTCCTTTGGATCATCTGGAGAGGGAAATAATCATGAACTTGCTATGGTTAAGAGCAGTGAAAAAGCACTTATTACCATTGATAATTTAGCACAATATCCATTACTTTATACACCTTTAGTGCATACATTGTCTGGAAATGCTGGAGGACAAATTGGTACAGCATCTACAATATTTGCACTAAGTGGAATATCTACGATAGGTCCAGAAGATATTTTGAGAATAGATGATGAGTATATGAAGGTTACAAGTGTTGGTTTAGGAACAACTGCTATTGGACCAATAACTGGTGTAGGAAATTCAACACTAATTCAAGTTGATAGAGGATTTGTAGGATCATCTGCTACTGCACATACCGATGATACTACTGTTAGACTCTATAAAGGTTCTTATAATATTATTGGTAGTAAAATTTACTTTACAGCACCACCAAGAGGAAATCCACAACTTCCATTAGTTGATATTAGTAATATACCATCTGCAAAATCTGACTTTGCTGGAAGAGTATTTTTAAGAAATGATTATACAAGTAATCAAATATATGATGATATTTCTGGTCAATTTACAGGTATAGGTAGAACATTTGATCTTACCGTTGGTGGAGCAAATACTGCTGGAATTGGAACTACTGGTGGTAATGGTATTGTATTCATAAACAGTGTTTTCCAAACACCAACAACTGTAAATAATCCACTTAATAACTATAAACTTGATGATGTTGGAAGGACAGGCATAACAAGTATTACCTTTAGTGGTATTACTACTACTAATTCAGATGGTAGTAGAGGAAACCAGTTCCTATCAGAATCTGATGTAAATCTAAATCAAGTTCCAAGAGGTGGACTTATTGTTTCATTAGGTTCTTCTGGTGGAATAGGATATGCACCACTTATTGGGGCAGAAGTGATGCCTATACTTAATGCTTCAGGTGCAATCAGTGATATTGTTGGTATTGGGACTACTTTAGGTCCTGTATCCAGATCACCTCTTTCTATTAGCACTGCATCTTATAACAATGTTACAGGCATCTTGAGTGTTACTACAACAAGAGATCATGGTTTTGTACTTGGAATTACAGATGATGTTGAAATGGTTGGGCTTCATTTTGCTTGTGATAGTGCACATTCTGGTGTAACTACAACTATCTTCCCAGATGCTAGTAATAATTACCCCTTCCATATTACTGGTATATCGTCTGCAAACACGTTTAGTGCTAAAGTAGGGGTATCTACCATAGTACACAATTACGTGGGTCAGGGGACGGTAATGTCGTGGCACGGCGACTTATCATTTGGTTCTGGGTATAATGATATTGTTTCCGTATCAATAGGGGTTACTGATAAAGGATATGATCATAAATTTGTAAGTGCTGCAACAAATGCTATTACTGGATCTAGTGGTCCATGGACACCTACAAATGCAGTTTATGAATCACATACTGGTAAATTAACTTTAACTATTCCTAGTCATGGAAGAACCAGTGGTAACATTCAGATTGTTCAAGAGTCTCTGAAATTTACTTGCGATAGAGATAATCATCAAACTTATCATTATTATCCAAGATCTACTGACCCTGCTGGTGGTGCATCGAATTTATCACTCACTAAGATTGATAATGATACTATTTCTGTTATTGTTGGTGCTGCAAGTAGTGGTAAAAATGCATCCATATCAGCACATCCAGTAGGAATTAACACACATATCTTCAGAGGTGCTACATCTAATGGAATTAGAAGATTAAGTGGTACTCCTGGTGATCTTACTGCAACTAATGCTGTTTATACTCCTGCAACAGGAATAATGACAGTTACGACTGCTACTCATAGTTTATCTGCAGAAACCACTAAAAATGTAACTGATGCTGTTTATACTCCTGCAACAGGAATAATGACAGTTACTTCTTCATCACATGGATTTAGTAATGGTAATTTCATTAAGTTTGAAGATAGTTCACTAACATTTAAGTGTAGTAAAGATGGATTTGTTACTGACCACACATATCCAAGATCAACAGATCCAATTTATAATAAGTGGGTAGCAATTTCTAATGTTACCACTCATACATTTGAAGTCCAAGTTGGTACTGCAGTTACTGATGGAAACTTTACTCATACATGGGCTGGTGGTACTGCATCTAATGCTATTAAGAAAGCAAATAGTTGGATTGGTATTGCTACAGGATCTATGTCGTTTACATGTGCTCAAGATTCTCATCAGTCTGTTCACACATATCCTAGAATAACTGATTCAGCACATTGGGATAGTGTTAATGTAACGGGAATAGAATCTGTACCTAATAGCACAACATTTACTATAAATGTTGGTAAATCCACTAATGGAAGTGGTGGTGCTTTAACCTTTAATATTGATAATGCTGGAACGGATTATAAGAATCCTGAAATATATGTTTCTTCACCTAGCTATGAGAATTTAGAAGTTAATGGAATATCAAGATTATCTGGTGGTACTGATACTGGAACAGGTCTTTTACTTGATGTCTCAGTTAGTGGAACATCAACTTCAGGAATTGGATCTGAAGTATATAATGTAGATTCTTTCGTCATTGCTAGAAATGGATATAATTTCCGACGAGGTGATATAATTGAACCTATTGGATTAGTAACACATAGAAATTTAATATCTGCAATAGAACGTTTCCAATTGAGTGTTGATGAGGTTTATTCTGATTCATTTGGTGCTTGGCAATTTGGTGAACTTGATTATATTGATACTATTGAAAATTATCAAGATGGTGCAAGAACAAGATTCCCATTATATTACAATAATGAATTACTGAGTTTTGAGAAACAGGAAGGAAGTGATGTAGAACTTCAAAATTGTTTATTGATCTTTATGAATGGAATTCTTCAAGATCCTGGTGAGGCATATGTATTTGAAGGTGGAACTTCATTCTCCTTCCTTAAAGCACCAAGAGTTGAAGATAAAGTTGATGTCTTCTTCTACAGAGGCACAAGAGGAGATGATGATGAATTAATTACTGATATCCATGAAACTATAAAGAGAGGAGATATAGTACAAGCATTACAAAATAATGCTATTACTGGTGTTGGTACTGAAGGTACAACATCTCAGGACAAGAGAACCGTCTTCGATTTATCATATTCCGATAAATTTGAAACCAATCTATATGGTGGTGCTGGAATAGATGAGATTAATTATAAACCACTTGCTTGGACGAAACAAAAAATTGATAAGCAAATTAATGGTGAAATGGTATCTAAAGCAAGAGATTCCATTGAACCATTAGTATTCCCTACAGCAAAAATAATTGGTAATGTTGCAACTGGGGATAGTGAGATATTTGTTGAAGATGCAGACCTATTTGATTATGATGATGCTTCAGATTTTGCCGGATTAGTTGTTTCTGGTGATAGTCCAGTTTCAGCTGCAATAACTGCTATTGTATCTGCTGCTGGTACTATCTCATCACTTGATATTGTTAGTGCTGGTTCTGGATATGTTGGGGCAACAACTGATATTTGGATTTCTGCTCCATATGGTGTCGGTATTGGAACAACTGTGAGAGAAAAATATGCAGTTGCCGGAGTTTCAACTTTTGCAGAAGCAACTGCTACTATCACTAATGGTTCAATTACTGCTGCTACTCTTACGAATATAGGTTTAGGTTATTCTCAGACAACTCCTCCTCAAGTATTAGTACCATTCCCGAATCCAACATATGAACTTGTTTCATCTATTGATATTATTCAAGGATTCTCAGGAATTGTAACTGGAATAACTACAACAACAGTTGGAGTTTCTACTTTAGGATTTGAATTCTACTTGAGTAAAGATACCACTGGATGGACTGGACTTGCAGCAGGGAATCCAATTTATATTTTTGATACTACTGTAGGTCATGGTGGAACATCTATTGATAGATCTGGAAGTGATGCTGCTGTAGTTGGTATAGGGACTACTTTCTTAGATAATATTTACATTATAGATTCTCAATCTACTTCCGATAAAACAGGTATTATTACCTGCTTAATGGCAAGTAATCCAGTTGGAATTGCCACTACAATGGGTACTTCTGAAATAGGTAAGTTCTCTTGGGGAAGACTGGGTGGAATATCTAGAGATTCTTCACCGATCTCTATAGGAATTACTGGATTTACCGTTAATTCTGGATTAACAACGTTCCCAACAATTCAAAGAAGGAATGCTGGTATAAGAAGTACTGGTGCACTTCCTAAAAAAGTTGATTAAATTATAATTCTATAACCTTTATAAATATCTAAAAAACTATTAATATGCCAGCCGTCGTAACAGATCAATTCAGAATATCAAATGCAGGCAATTTTGTAGATTCTGTACTAGATACCAATAACTCTTATTATGTCTTTTTAGGACTTCCGAATCCTGCAGTTCCTGTGTCTGGTTTTGGTAGAACTACAAGCGATAGTAGATGGGATAGTAATACACCATCTCCAACTGATAATCTCCAGTATAGTTCTCACTACAAGAACACTGCAATGTTTGGGAGAAAAGTTAGTAGTGCCAATATTAGAAGACTTATTAGAAAAGTCTCTTGGACTACTAATACTCGATATGACATGTATAGGCATGATTATAGTATTTCAAATCCTGCACCAAATTCTGAATTAAGTAGATTATATGATAGTAATTATTATGTGATTAATAGTGATTATAAAGTTTATATCTGCATACATAATGGCTCTTCTGGAAGTAATCTAAAAGGTAATTTATCTAAAGATGAACCTACATTTTCAGATTTAGAACCATCTGCAGCAGGAACAAGTGGAGATGGATATATTTGGAAATATCTATTTACTGTTTCTCCAAATGATATTATAAAATTTGATTCAACAGATTATGTTGTAGTTCCAAATGAATGGGAAACATCTACAGACACTCAAATTCAGAATGTTAGGGAAGCTGGTGATTCTGATGTTAATTTGAATCAAATTAAAACAGTTTATATTGCAGATGCTGGACAGGATTATTCGGATGGAGTTGTTAGTATTCTTGGGGATGGTACTGGAGCATCAGTATCCATTACTACTAATGATAAGGGTGCAATAACTGATGCAGTAATTACTGCTGGTGGTAGTGGGTATACATATGGAATAGTTGATTTAAAGACACTTCAACCAAAAGGTGGAAGTCTTCCAAATCCAGCTAAGTTAATACCAATTATCCCACCATCAAGAGGGCATGGATATAATATTTACACTGAATTGGGAACTGATAAGGTATTAGTTTATGCTAGATTTGATGATTCTACTAAAGATTTTCCAGTAGACACTAAATTCTGTCAAGTTGGTATTGTAAAAAATCCAACTACATCTAGTTCTACTACTACAATTTTTACAGGGAGTGAATATTCTTCTCTCTATGCAATTAAACTTGATTCAGTAGGTTCCACTCCAACTGTTGGTGTTGCAATGACACAAGCAACTGCTTCAGGGGGAGTAGCACAAGGATATGTCGCATCATACGATAGTCAAACTCAAGTATTAAAATACTTCCAAGATCGTTCTTCATATTTTTCAAATGAAAAGGATCAGACTGATGCTACTGATGTGAGTACTGTTTCTAATGTATTAGCATTTGAATCCTCATCTGCCCCTATTGCACCATTTACAGGTTCAGTAGATGAAGCATTTTCTGGAATAAAAACTACTATAGATTCTAAAGAAATAAATTTAGGAGTAACCTTTACAGATGGACTTGCTGATCCAGAGATAAATAAAAAGACGGGTGATGTTATCTACATTGATAATAGACCTCTTGTAGAAAGAGATTCTCGACAAAAAGAAGACGTTAAAATTATCCTGGAATTTTAAAGAAAGATGGCACAAAAAACAAATTTAAATATTAATCCATATTATGATGATTTTTCTTCAGATAAGAATTTTTATAAAGTATTATTTAAACCAGGATTTCCAGTTCAGGCAAGAGAATTAACAGGTTTACAATCTCTTTTACAAAATCAAGTAGAATCATTTGGTAATCATATATTTAAAGAAGGATCTGTAGTTAGTCCTGGTAATTTTACATATGACGGACAATTTTATGCTGTAAAACTTAATCCTACTCAATCAGGAATTGATATATCTTTATATATTAATGAGTTTATAGGTAAAACTATAACAGGATCGGAATCAGGAACAACAGCAAAAATTCAGAAAGTTGTTCTTACTTCAGAAAGCTCTGAAGTTGAATATTTAACAATATATGTTAAATATCTAGATTCTGATGATAATTTAGAATTTAATCAATTCCAAGATGGGGAATTATTAAGCACAGACGAGAATGTAACTTATGGTAATACCACAATTACTGCAGGAACTTCTTTTGCATCTTTAATTACTAGTGGTGCGACTGCTATTGGTTCAGCAGCATATATTGGAAATGCTGTTTATTTTGTTAGGGGTTATTTTGTAAATGTTACGCCACAAACTTTAATTTTAGATTATTATACAAATACTCCTTCATATAGGGTTGGATTCCAGGTTGATGAGTTAATTATTACCGCAAAAGATGATCCATCTTTATATGATAATGCTAAAGGATTTACTAATTATGCTGCACCTGGTGCTGATCGATTTAAAATTTCTTTATCTTTAACTAAAAAACCATTATCTGATACCAATGATACTAATTTTATTGAACTTTTAAGAGTTAAGGACGGAAAACTTAAGAAACTTAATGTAAAAACTCAATATAATGAAATTAGGGATTGGATTGCAGGAAGAACTTATGATGAATCTGGTGATTATGCTGTAAGACAATTTGATATTTCTGTACATAATTCACTAAATGATAGATTGGGTAATAATGGTATATTTTTTGCTGGTGAAAAAACAGAAGAGAAAAATGAACCTTCTGATGATTTAATGTGTGTTAAAGTATCTCCAGGATTAGCATATGTTAGGGGATATGAAGTTCCTAAGTCTGGTACTACACTTCTTGATGTTGAGAAACCAAGAGATACTGCTAATGTAGAAAATATGCAAATTCCCTTTGATATGGGGAATACATTGAGGATTAATAATGTATATGGAGTAGCACAACATAAAAAAACAATATCTTTATATAATAGGAAAAGAGGAGATAGTGCAGCTCAAATAGGTGATGCACGGGTATATTCTTGTGATCTTGCTGATGGATCATATGTTGATGATACCACTCAATGGAATTTAAGATTATATGATATTCAGACATATACAAAATTGACTTTAAATGCGACTGTAAGTGCTAGTGATATTCCAGCTACTGCTTTTATACAAGGTAAGAGTAGTGGTGCTAGTGGATATGCTACTGCTGCTGGTAGTGGTGGTTCTGTTGTTATGGTAAGACAAACTTCAGGAACCTTTGCTAAAGGGGAACCAATACTTGTTAATGGGATAGATTTTTCACGGACTATTAAAGAATTTATTGCTTATGGCACACAAAATATTAAATCAGTAGGTCAAACCAAGTCTGGTGATTATCCTGATTTTGCAGCAGATACAGTACTTGAGAAATTTAGATTACCTGGTCAAATTAGTCAACTTACTATTCCACCGACATTAACTACTGGTGGTACATTTATTTGTACTTCTACTGGAAGCCAATTTGTTGGATTAAGAACAGATACAATTCTTTCATACCAAAGACCTGGATTTAGCACAGAGACATATAATAGAATAACTGCAGTTGCATCGGATGGATTATCGATTACATTAGGTCCAATAACTTCTGGTGCTGGTGCTGGTGTCACTGGTGTTTATGATGGTCAAATAATGGCTGGATTAACAACATCAACAATAGTTACTCCATCTGCTATGGCACCTTTAATAAGGGGTAGTGGAAAATTCTATGCACAATTACCAGATTCAAATATTTCTTCTGTAGATCTTTATACCTCTCAATTTACAGTTACAGAGCAATTAACTAATCAATCAATAAGTGGTGGATCTCTGACATTTGATCTTTCAGATGTAACTGGAATATCAAGTGCTGTTTTCTCTACATATGATCAGGATAGATATTCTGTACATTATTCAGATGGAAATCAAGGTGCTGTTACAAGTGATACATTTAGTCTTGATGGTGATGAAGTAACTATTACTGGATTAGAATCGGGTTCTATAACTGGTGTTACTGTTAATACAACCCTTTCTAAGTATGGAGTTCAGAGTAAGATAAAGCAATATAATAGAAGTCAAACAGTTGATATAATACGTTCTAAGTATTCACAATCAGGAGTTGGTGTTAATACTTCTATTGCCGATGGATTGAATTTTAATGAGTTTTATGGATTAAGAGTTCAAGATGAAGAAATTTGTCTAAATTATCCAGATGTAGCAAAGGTATTAAAAGTATATGAATCTTTAAATTCTGGAGATGCTACATTAGATCAACTCCAATTTAGTGCATCTGCGAGTGTTCATACAAATGCTATAATTGGTGAAAATCTAACAGGTGCTACAAGCAATGCGATTGCAAGAGTTGTTTCTTCACCTTCCGCAAATAATTTAAAAATTGTTTATCTAACGGATGATAGACTTACTGTTGGAGAATCAGTAACATTTGAAGAATCTACTATAACTACTGATATTGAAACAATTACTTTAGGAAGTTATAAAGATATTACAAATTCATTTACTTTAGATAAAGGACAAAAAGATGAATATTATGATTATTCTAGGCTTGTTAGAAAGAAAAATACACAAGATCCTTCTAGAAGATTAAAAGTAGTATTAGATTATTATTCAGTACCTGCTACTGATAATGGTGATGTGTTTACTGTTTTGAGTTATGATAAAGAAAGATTTGCACATGATATTCCAAGAATTGGTGTTGCTAAAGTAAGAGCATCAGATACATTTGATTTTAGACCTAGAGTATCAGAATTTGATCCAGCAGCTGCTACTGCATCACCATTTGATTTTAGTTCTAGAAGTCTTAATGATGTACCAAAATTACTTATGGCTTCAGGTGAAGGATCTATTGTAGGATATGATTTCTATCTACCAAGAATTGATAAGATATATTTAAATACGAAAGGTGAATTTATTATTGAAAAAGGCATATCATCAAAATTCCCTAAAGCACCTATTAAAAATGATGCTTTGATGGAATTAGGAACAGTTAATCTTCCACCATATCTCTATAATCCACAAAACGCTAGTGTAAGTTTGGTTGATAATAAGAGATATACAATGAGAGATATTGGATTTATTGAGGATAGAGTTGATAATTTAGAAAGAGTAACATCATTATCAATACTTGAAGTATCTACCCAGACACTTCAAATACAAGATATTGAGGGAAGAAATAGATTTAAGAGTGGATTTTTTGTTGATGACTTTAAAAATTATGCTTTAATTAATAGGGGATTATCTGCAATTCAGATTAATCCAGTTTCAGAGGAATTAGTACCTATTGTTACTAGAAATTCTCTTGAATCATATCTTGCAACTCGTGATGAAATAACTGATCAAAGATATGATGGTAATGATGATTATACCCTATTGGATCCTAATGTTCAAAAAACTGGTGATGCAGTAACTCTAAAATATGATGAAATTGATTGGATTGAACAACCATATGCAACTAATACAGAAAATGTTAACCCATTTAATGTTGTTGTTTATAATGGAAGTGTTCAATTAAGTCCGGCATTTGATACATGGGTTAGAACAATTCAGCTTCCAGATAGGACAATTAATGTTACGAATAGTACTAATAGAACTCGCGTACAAAATCTTACAAGTAGTCTGAATTTGAATTTGGGGGATATAGAAATTGAAGGTGAAACTATAATTAATAGATCTAGTGTTCCAGATCCTCATAGAAATGGAACTACAGTAAGAACTGTAACCCAAAATACAAGATGGGGAAATAGTAGTAGTGTAAGCGATACTGATACTTCAACAAGTACTAATGTCGATACAATGCGATTTGATGATATTAATACTAGGAATCAACTTATATCATCAGCAAATGAGACATTTATGAGGTCTAGAAATACAGAATTTACTGCATCAAACCTCAAGCCTTCTACAAGATTCTATCAATTTATTGATGGAAGTAGTGGATTAGATTTTATTCCTAAATTAATTGAGATAGCAAATAGTTCTACTTTAGATACTTATGGTACAGAGAATGGTATATTTGAAGTTGGAGAAGAAGTACGTGGATATGATTCAAATTCAAATAGACTTATTTCATTTAGAGTTTGTACTTCCAACCATAAGTTTGGATCATTTAATAATCCATCATCTATATTTAATATAAATCCATATGTTAGAACAGAATCTATACCTGATAATTATAGTCAAGATTCTAAGGTTTTAAATGTTGATACAACATCATTATCAACTGAAGCTCAAGGTTTATATAATGGTTATATTCTTAAGGGAATGAAACTTGTTGGACAAACAAGTGGAGCTGTTGCATGGGTTAAAGATTTAAGATTAGTTTCTGATAATTATGGAGATTTAATTGGATCATTCTATATAAGAGATCCATTTGGGACTAATCCTATACCTTCATTAAGATTGCAGACAGGAACAAAAACATTTAAGATAACTTCAAGTTCTACAAATGATTCTGGAACTCCTGGAAGTAATTCAGTTTCTTTTGCAACTGCTAATTATAATTCTCAAGGAACTGTAAATCAGTGGGAGAATGAAGTAACAAATACAACGAATATTTTAACTACTACAACTACAACTAATCTAACAACGAATGCATCAGCTTCTGTTCGAATTGGAATAGTTGATACTCATATAAATGAAGTTGCTTATTATGATCCATTAGCACAAACGTTTATAGTTGGAGGAAATGTTGAAGCACCATCAGATATTGATTTGAGTGATGATGTTAATGGAGTATTTTTAACTTCTGTTGATTTATATTTTGCTAAAGTAGATGCTGAGAATGCTCCATTAAGAGTTCAAATAAGAACAGTTGAATTTGGAACTCCTACTTTGACAGTTATAGGAAAAACTGTTACTTTAAGACCAAGATCTGTTGATTCATTTGGTAATGTTACAGATACAATAAAAACATCAACAGATGGAAGTGTTCCAACAAAAATTACCTTCCCTGAGCCAATTTGGTTAGCACCTAGTCAAGAATATGCAATTGTAGTTATTTCAGCAAATAGTGATTCTTATGAATTATGGACTGCTACAATGGGTGAAAAAACTGTAGGTACTCAAACACTGCCAGATGTTGAAAGTGTTAGATATACACAACAGTTTGCTCTTGGTAGTTTATTTAAATCTCAAAATGGATCTATTTGGACACCAACCCAAATGCAAGATCTTAAATTTAAACTTTATAAGGCACAGTTTACTGCTACAACAGGAACTGCATTCTTCTATAATCCAACCTTAAGTAGAAGTAATGGTTATGTTCCTAAGTTACCTGATAATCCTATAAGAACTATACCAAAGACTGCTACTCTTGGAATTACTACTATTCCTTCTACTGAAAGTGCAATCACTACATTAGGTGTTGGTAGAAAGATATCTGGTTCTGCTGGTAAAGGTGGTTCTGCTGTTGTTGTTGGACAAGGAGCTTCTGTAATTGATTGTGGTACCATTACAAATGGTGGAAGTAATTACTTAACAGATGCTAATGTAGAAACTTATGCTATTACTGGTAATGGTTCTGGATTAAGATTAAATATTACTGCTACTAGTGGGGTAATTGGTGTAGCAACATTTGCATCTATTGATAATCCAGGTGGACATGGTTATAAAGTTGGTGATGTTGTTGGTATTACAACAAATACAGTTGGTACTTCACCAGGACAAGGTAAAGATGCAAGAATTACTATTGCTTCAGTATCAGGTGATGTAGATACATTATATCTCTCTGGAATTCAAGGAGAGGTAGGTACCGAAGGTAGTGGTAAAGAATTTGCTGTGGGATTGGGATTAACTTATTATAATGATGCTGGAACATTAGTTTCATTAGCATCTACTAATATAAGAACTTCTACCGCAGATGGTGGAGTACGATCTGGAAATTATATGAAGGTGGATCACTTCAATCATAATATGTACTCTAGTACTAATAAAGTATTATTAAGTGATATTGAGTCTTCTGTCGTACCAACTACTTTGTCTGCATCATTAAACTTGCAGGAGGTTACTTCAATTAGTGTTGGAAGTACTTCTAATTTTGGAACCTTTGAGGGTGTGGATGTAAGTTCATCAAATCCAGGATATGTAAAGATTGGAGATGAAATTATCAAATATGATGCTATAGGTTCTGGAACTCTTACAATTGATACTTCTGGTAGAGGAGTTGATGCAACAGTTGTACAGTCCCATAATGTTAATACTTTAGTATATAAGTATGAACTTAATGGAGTTTCTTTAAGGAGAATAAACAGAGTCAAAGCTCATGATATTAAAGAACCAATAACTTCTGATAGTTATTATATTGAAATAGATAGATCAGATACTGATTATGGAATTGATAGAAGTGTTGATGGAACTCCTACTGGAATGCCACAACTTTCATTTACAATTGATGAATCTGTAGGTGGTTCAAATGCTAGGGCATCAGAAAATATTTCTTACAGTGCAGTAGTTCCTACGTATGATATTCTTACTCCTGGATCGACTACTAACGTAACAGCTACTATTAGAACTATTAGTGGTACTAGTATTGATGGTACTGAAGCATCATTTAATGATCTTGGATTTGAACCAATTGGAATTAATGTATTGAATAATTTTAATACAACAAGACTTGTATGTTCTGAAGTGAATGAAAATGAGTATCTAAGTACATTACCAAGAAGGAAATCTCTTACTACAGGAATAACATTAAATTCTAGTGATTCCAATCTTTCTCCAAGCATAAATCTCAATAGAGCGTTTACAGAATTTATAACTAATCGTTTGGATAATCCAGTTGAAGATTATGCAAACGATAGAAGGGTTAATTCAATTTTTGATAATTCTCATGCTGCTACATATGTATCTAATACTGTAAGATTAGCAAATCCAGCTTCATCTATTAAAGTACTTTTATCTGCTTATAGAGATTCTTCGGCAGACTTTAGAGTTCTTTATAATTTAGTAAGAGCAGATTCTGATTCAATTGAACAATCATTTACATTATTCCCTGGTTATGATAATTTATCATATACTGATGAAAGTGGTTTTGTTGTTACTGATGAATCTAAGAATAGTGGTTTACCAGATAATTTTGTTCCTGCTAGTTTAACTAACCAATTCTTAGATTATGAATTTACTGCAGATAACCTTGATTTATTTGTTGGATATACAATTAAAATTGTAATGTCTGGTACCAATCAGGCACTTCCTCCAAGGATTAAAGATTTGAGAACAATAGCAGTAAGATGATTAAAGTTGAAGGATATCAAAATTTATATCGTGATGAAACAAGTGGTGCCATAATCAATACTGATTCCATGGCATATAACCAGTATGTTAATTCATTAAATCATAGAGATTCTCAAAAAAAGGAACTCGATAAAATGAAAAAAGATATTGATGAAATTAAATCTCTTCTGAAAAATTTAGCAATGAATTCTCATAATATAAATATCTAAAGATAATAATCTATTTGACTAATGGCAGTATATGTATCCAACATCACGATTGAACAGGGATATGATTTTGATACCTCTTTTCAATTGGAGGATACCAGGACAAATCAACCTTTAGTATTAGTTGGTGCCGCAATATCAACTTCTGCAATGATGAGAAAAACTTATACAAGTTCTAGTAAAGTTAGTTTTGCATCGTCAATTACAAATCCAGAAACTGGAATTATCTCTATAACAATGACAGCGGCAAAAACTCTTGGATTAAAACCAGGAAGATATGTATATGATGTAAAAATTGTAAATGCTGGGAAAGAATACAAAGCCGTTGAAGGATCAGCATTAGTAAGAGCCGGGGTAACGAGGTAATGCCAACCATAAACGATAGAATTGGATCACAAAATGTAATTCGTGTATTATCCAACGCTTCTGCACCACCAACAAGAATAGTTAATCTCCAGGATATTGATTCTTCTCGAAAAAATATCGATGGACAACTTCTAGTTTGGAATTTGTCTGATGAAAAATTCTATATGACGAATGAGCTTGATTCAACAACGCTCATGGTTGCAGGTATTACTACATTTTCCAATACTACAGCATCTACGTCATTATCTAATGGAGCTTTAATTGTTAATGGTGGTGTCGGAATTGCTGGTAATTTAAACATAGGTGGTGATGCAACAGTTGTTGGTGTTGTAACATTTTCTAAGGACCTTGATATTAATGCTGCTATTGACGTTCTAAGTGGAATAAAAGTTACTGGTATTACTACATTAAATGGATTACTTGATATCAATTCTGGTGCTGATGTTGTTGGTGTTACCACATTCGGTTCGCTTGTAGATGTTAATAATAGGATTGATGTAGTTGGTGGTGCTAACATAGATCAATTAAATGTTACTGGTGTTTCTAGCTTTGTTGGGGTAGGTACATTTAGTAGTGATTTACATGTTGGTGGTAATCTAAGTGTTGCTGGAACTGTTACATCCGAAGATGTTGTTAACATAGATTCACTCGGTATTGTTACCGCAAGACATGGATTTAGAGCAACTGCTGGAGGAATTCATATACAAGCTGGTATTGCAACCTTTGCTGGAGCAGCTTCTTTTGCTGGAATAGTTACAACAACATCTGATGTATATACAACTGGTACATTTACTGCAGGTTTAATTGATGGAGGTACATATTAATGGCAAAACCAGCAAGTAGACAGGAATTAATTGATTATACTTTAAGAAAATTAGGAGAGCCTGTAGTCGAAATTAATGTAGATGATGATCAAATAGATGATTTAGTTGATGATGCACTTCAATATTTTCAAGAGCGTCATTTTGACGGTGTTGAGAGAATGTATTTGAAATATAAATTAACAGATGATGATATTAATAGAGGAAAAGCAACAAATGAATCTGGAAGTACAAATACATTAGGAATTACAACAACATCAGGCATTTCCACTACTGTAAGTGGTATGTCTACTATGACAAATTATTTCTATGAGAATTCTAATTTTATACAGGTTCCTGATTCTGTTATTGGAATAGAAAAGGTTTTTAGGTTTGATAGCAGCACTATATCGGATGGAATGTTTAATATAAAATATCAATTATTTTTGAATGATATGTATCAGTTCAATTCTATTGATTTACTTCAGTATTCTATGGTAAAAACTTATTTGGAGGATATTGAATTTATATTAACTACAGATAAGCAGATTAGATTTAATAAAAGACAAGGTAGAATGTATCTTGATATAGATTGGGGTTCAGAAACTAAAGATACCTTTTTAATTATTGATTGTTATAGAATTTTAGATCCTAATACATTTACGGGAGTTTATAATGATAGTTTTCTTAAAAAATATTTAACTGCACTTATAAAACGACAATGGGGTCAAAATTTACTCAAATTTAGGGGAACTAAACTTCCTGGTGGAGTAGAACTTAATGGTCGAGAGTTATATGAAGATGCTGAGAGAGATTTGGAAGATATTAAACAAAGGATGTCTTTAGAATATGAATTGCCACCATATGACTTTATTGGATAATTATGGCATTAAATTCATATTTTCTACAAGGATCTACTGGTGAACAAAATCTTGTTCAGGATTTAATTAATGAACAGATAAAGATTTATGGTGTTGAAGTATATTATCTTCCTAGGAAAATATTCACTACTGATAATATCATAAAAGAAATTCAATCATCTAAATTTGATGATAGTTTTCTTATAGAAATGTATATTAATAATTATGAGGGATATGCCCCAGATTATGATGTAATGACCAAATTTGGATTACAATTGAAAAATGAGGTAAGTCTTACTGTTTCTAGAGAAAGATTTGAAGACTTTATTGCACCATTTTTGGAGGGTATGTCATCTGGTATTAGGGAAGGAAGAATTACTGGATATAGTTTTGGTGATTTAATTAGTAGGCCAAAAGAAGGAGATTTGATCTATTTTCCTCTTGGTGAGAGATTATTTGAAATTAAAAGGGTAGAAGCAGAAAAACCATTCTATCAATTAGGAAAACTTTATACCTATGATTTAAGTTGTGAACTCTTTGAATATGAAAATGAACTTATTGATACTAGTATTGATGAGGTGGATGAGACAGTTGCAGATGAAGGGTATATAACAACTGTTAATTTAGTTGGTCTTGGAATAACTGCCACTGCTGTTACTGGAATATCAAGTGGTGGAGTTACTGAAATTTTCTTGAATAATGATGGATCAGGATTTACATCAGCCCCTACAATTTCTTTCTCAGCAGCACCAGCTGGAGGACATGATGCTCATGGTGTTGCTATTACTACTGAACGAGCCAATGTTACTTCTATCTATAGGATAGAAATGACAAATACTGGTGCTGGATATACTGTTGCTCCAACAATTTCAATTAGTGGTGGTGGAGGAACTGGAGCTGCTGCAACTTGTTCTATTTCAACCACATTTGGTGTACAGTCGGTTACTGTAGCTGCAGGTTCTACTGGATATTCTTCTACCCCACTTTCAACAGTTACTGCTCCTCCTACTGGAATCAATACTGCAGTAATAAGTCCAGTATTGGAATCTGTTTCTGGTGGTGGAATTAGTACTGTCAGAATAATAAATGCTGGTATTGGATATACTGTTGCACCAACACTTGTATTCAGTACTCCACAATCTGGTCTTGGAACATTCTACTATGGTGAAGTTGTTACTGGTCAAAGTTCTGGTATTACTGCAGTAGTTAGAAACTTCCGTAAGGATACAGATGTGAGTACAATTGATCCACCAACTACACTACAAGTATCCCTAAATACAGGTAAGTTCTATGACGGTGAAATAGTAGTTGGAGCATTATCTACTGCTACATATCTTGTTAAGAATCATGATCTTGATAGTTTTGACCAAGCATTTGACTCAAATGAAGACATTGAGACGGAAGCAGACAATATACTAGACTTTAGTGAAGGAAATCCATTCGGAGATTATTAATGTTAGGAACATATTTTTACCACGAAATTATAAGAAGAACAATTATTTCCTTTGGTACGTTGTTTAATAGTATTAATATTAAGCATAAGAAAGCTGATGGTACAATTCTTGATGATATTAAGGTAGGTCTTTCTTATGGACCTCAACAAAAATATTTGGCAAAGATACAAGAGCAAGCAAATTTAACAAAAGCAGTTGCTATTACTCTACCAAGAATGTCTTTTGAAATGAATAATATTCAGTATGATCCAACAAGAAAAACTGGAGTTACTCAGACTTTTAAAGCGAAGGATACTACTGATGAAAAAATGAAAAAGGTGTATATGCCTGTTCCTTATAATATTGGATTTGAATTAAATATTTTTAGTAAATTGAATGATGATGCATTACAGATTATTGAACAAATAATGCCTTATTTTCAACCGTCATTTACATTAACTGTTGATTTAGTAGATGCGATTGGAGAAAAAAGAGATATTCCTGTTATATTGGATAATATATCTTTCCAAGATGATTATGAGGGAAGTTTTGAAGTAAGAAGGGCACTTATATATACATTGCAATTTACTGCAAAGACATATCTATTTGGTCCAGTTGCTAAGACAACTGATGGATTAATTAGGAAAGTTATTGTTGATGAACATACAGGAACAAATACTGCTACTGCTAAACGTGAGATGAGATACACTGTTGTACCAGATCCAATTACTGCTGGTCCTGATGATGACTTCGGGTTTACTGATTCTTGGGAAGATTTGGGTGATGGTAAGGATTATAGTCCAACTAGACAAGAGGATATTTAGTGAGGTATGAAAAATAATTATGCTAGTATTGATAAAGCACTTAACATTGATAGTGATATTGTTGAGGTAGATAAAAAGAGCTCTGAAATAGAAGTTGCACCAGAAAAATCAAATGGTGAAATTCAAAAGGACTATGAGTATACTCGTGCAAATTTATATTCATTAATTGAAAAGGGGCAAGAAACTCTTAATGGTATAATGGAACTTGCAGGAGAAAGTGCAAGTCCAAGAGCATATGAAGTTGCTGGACAGATTATCAAATCAGTTGCTGATACGACTGATAAATTAATGGATCTTCAGAAGAAAGTAAAAGAAGTTGATGAAGAGAATTCGAAAGGTCCAAGTCAAGTTACAAATAATGCATTATTTGTAGGTTCAACATCTGAACTCTCTAAAATGTTAAAACAGGGATTTTTAGATAATACTCCTAGTAAGTAATTGAATTATGTCTGATGATGTTTATCTAGGTAATCCGAACCTAAAAAAAGCAAATACTCCTATTGAATTCAGTGAGGAACAAATCATTGAATTCATGAAATGTAAGAATGATCCAGTTTATTTTGCTAAAAATTATATTAAAATTGTTTCTCTAGATGAAGGATTAACTCAATTTGATCCCTATGATTTTCAAGAACAATTAATTCGAAATTTTCATGGGAACAGATTTAATATTTGTAAGATGCCACGACAGACTGGTAAATCCACTACTGTGGTTGCATATTTATTACATTATGCTGTTTTTAATGATAGTATTAATATAGGTATTCTAGCAAACAAGGCAGCAACTGCTAGAGAACTTCTTGGTAGATTGCAAACTGCTTATGAAAATTTGCCAAGATGGATGCAACAGGGTATTATATCTTGGAATAAAGGTTCATTGGAGTTAGAAAATGGCAGTAAGATATTGGCAGCTTCTACATCTGCGAGTGCTGTCCGAGGCATGTCGTTCAATATCCTCTTCCTCGATGAATTCGCCTTCGTCCCTAATCACGTCGCTGACTCCTTCTTTGCATCTGTTTATCCTACTATTACTTCTGGTAAGAACACAAAAGTAATTATAGTTTCAACTCCACACGGTATGAATCATTTCTATCGTATGTGGCATGATGCTGAACGCAGCAAAAATGAGTATATTCCAACTGAAGTTCATTGGAGTCAAGTTCCTGGTAGGGATGAGATATGGAAAGAACAAACCATTGCTAATACTTCAGAACAACAGTTTAAAGTTGAATTTGAGTGTGAATTTTTAGGTTCTGTTAATACTTTAATAAGTCCGGCAAAACTTAGAAATCTTGTATATGAAGAACCTAAAAAGAGAAATGCAGGACTTGATATCTATGAGAGTCCAAAAGAAGAACATAATTATATTATTAGTGTTGATGTAGCACGAGGTTTAGGTAATGACTATTCTGCATTTATAGTTTTTGATACTACAGAATTTCCTTATAGAGTAGTTGCAAAATATCGGAATAATGAAATTAAACCAATGTTATTCCCAAATATTATACTTGATGTTGCGAAGGGATATAACAATGCTTATGTTTTAGTGGAAGTAAATGATATAGGAGATCAGGTTGCAAGTATTCTTCAATATGATCTTGAATATGAAAATATTTTAATGGCATCTATGAGAGGTAGAAATGGTCAGATTGTTGGTCAGGGATTTTCTGGTAAGAAAACTCAACTTGGTGTAAGAATGACGGCAGCGGTCAAAAAGTTGGGTTGTTCTAATCTAAAAACTCTTTTAGAGGATGATAAATTACTTACTGTTGATTATGATATTATTTCAGAATTAACAACTTTTGCACAAAAACATAATTCATTTGAGGCAGAAGAAGGATGTAATGATGATTTAGCTATGTGTTTGGTAATTTTTGCTTGGCTTGTACAGCAAGATTATTTTAAAGAAATGACGGATAATGATGTCCGTAAAAGAATTTATGAGGAGCAGAAAAATCAAATAGAACAAGATATGGCACCATTTGGATTTGTTTCAGATGGGTTTGAAGATATAGAAAGTTTTACTGATGATGATGGGGATAGATGGCATGTAGATGAGTATGGAGATAGATCTTATATGTGGGATTACATGTAAGAGCCACTAATTTATAAATATTTCTAGAATAAATTAGGATTGCGAGGGGAATTTAAGATGCCGCTAAATTTAGCATCTCCTGGGATTGTAGTAAGGGAAGTTGATTTGACATCTGGGAGAATCGATCCCACTTCCGACAGCATAGGAGGAATAGTCGCACCTTTTGCTAAAGGTCCTGTAGAATTACCAACAACAGTTGAGAATGAGAACGATTTATTAGATACTTTTGGAAAATCTTATGATACAGATAAGCATTTCGAGCATTGGCTAGTTGCTTCATCTTATTTGGCGTATGGAGGAGATCTGAGAGTTGTACGAGCAGACGATGATGATCTAAAGAATTCAGTTAATACTGGTGCAACTGCAATTAAGATTAAGAGTACTGAACATTATGAGAATCTTGGATATGATGAGAATATTATTAGCAATGTAGTAACTATTGCTAAAAATCCAGGATCTTGGGCCAATGGAATTAGAGTAGGTGTTATTGATTCCAAATGCGACCAGATTGTAACAGTTGCTTCTGCTACCAATTTTGTAGTTGGTGCCGGACTTACCCAAACTATGGTAGGTAAGGTTAATGTTTCAGCAGGAACAACATCTGCATTTGATGGATACCTAAAAGGAATTATATGCAATATAAGTGGAACCAATATTGGAGTTAAAGTCCTTTCTCATGTTTCTGCTGCAGGAACTGAAACTGCTGTAGATTATCAGCCAGGTGGCGCATATCAATTTGATACTACCAATAATGTAACTGTTAGAACTAATGCTGGTATTTCAACAGCTACAACTAGTGTTAGTGGAAGTTTAGATTATTTCGATCAACAGAAACTTGCAACTGCAACTGCAACTGTTGGTGGTGCAACAACAACTACTACTGTTAACTGGAATAACCTTGCAGAACGTCCAGGTACTTCAGATTATGCTTCCGCAAGAGGATCAAGATTTGATGAAGTTCATGTTGTTGTAATTGATGGAGATGGAAAAGTTACTGGAAATGCAGGAACAATTCTTGAGAAGCATTTAAGTCTTTCTAAAGCAAAGGATGCTGAATTCTCTGCAGGTTCTCCTTCTTATTGGAGAAAATATCTGAAGAGTAATTCAGATTATATCTTCGGTGGAAGTGGTCCAGCTGGACTTACAACTGGTGGATTTGCTGCTGGTGGATTTACTCAGACAACTGATAATACATGGGATCAGGATGCTGAAGGTATTATCTTTGGTGGAACAGGAACACAGAATTATACTTTCCAAGGTGGAGTTAATTATGATGGAACAAATGATCTTACGGCATCTGGAGCATTAAGTGCATCTGTTTCTAAATTATCCACTGGATATAAACTTTTTGAAAGTGATAATTATGCTGTAGATTTCTTAATCATGGGATCTGCAAATTATACACAAGCAAGCGCACAAGCACTTGCTGAACAGTTAATTGCTGTTGCTGATCTTAGAAAAGATTCATTAGCATTTATCTCTCCAAATAGAACTGCATTCTTAACAGATTCATCTGTTGGATCTGTAACTATTAATAGTGATGAAACAATTACTACTAATGTACTTGCTTTCTATGCATCAATGTCGTCTTCGTCTTATGCAGTATTTGATAGTGGATATAAGTACATGTATGATAGGTTCAATAACACATTCCGTTATGTTCCTTTAAATGGAGATATTGCTGGTTGTTGTGCAAGAACTGATTCTAATAGTTTCCCTTGGTATTCACCAGCAGGAACACAAAGAGGTGCAATTTTAAATGCAGTCAAGTTAGCATACAATCCTACTAAAGCTCAAAGAGATAAACTGTATTCCGCAAGAATTAACCCAGTTATTTTCTCTGCTGGTTCTGGAATTGTTCTCTTTGGAGATAAAACTGGACTTGCTAAGGCATCTGCATTTGATAGAATTAACGTTCGCAGATTGTTTATTTTCCTTGAGAATGCAATTGAATCTGCTGCTAAAGATCAACTCTTTGAATTCAACGATGAAATTACAAGAACTGGTTTCATAAATATCGTTGATCCTTTCCTTCGTGATGTTCAAGCAAAGAGAGGAATTCAAGATTATGTTCTTGTTTGTGATGAGACAAATAACACTGCTGCAATTATTGATAATAATGAATTCATTGCAGATATATACATTAAGCCTGCAAGGTCGATTAACTTCATCGGTCTTACATTTGTCGCCACTAGAACTGGCGTTTCATTCGAAGAAGTTATCGGTAACGTTTAATTAAGAGGTTTAACAAAAAATGCCAACACGCAATACTCCAGATCTAAGAACGATCAGTGGGTTTAAAAATAAACTCACAGGTGGTGGTACACGCCCTAATCTGTTTGAAGTTGTATTAAATTTTCCGACAATCGTTACACAACCTGATGCAGAAAAAACAAGATTTCTTGTTAAGGCAGCTGCTCTTCCAGCCTCTACAATTGCTCCAGTAGAAGTACCGTTTAGAGGTCGTATTTTTAAAATTGCTGGTGATAGAACCTTTGAAACATGGACTGTTACCGTTATTAATGATACTGATTTCGAAATTCGTAATGCTTTTGAAGAATGGATGAATGTAGTTAACCAATTAGACAATGCAACTGGTTTAACGAATCCTGATGAATATATGCAAGATGCATTAGTTCATCAATTAGATCGTAGTGCAGGAGAAGGTATACTTACTGCAGCACAAACTTCTATTTTAAGATCTTATCAATTCCGTGATATATTCCCAACGAATATTTCTGCAATTGATTTAAGTTATGAATCAACTGATGCTATAGAAGAATTTACTGTGGAATTCCAAGTTCAGTGGTGGGAAGCTATTAAAGGTGGTGCGTCCGTTGCCTCTAATACTTCTGATATCAGTTAATAGATCTAGCCTAAATAGTTAAAAGACGAATTTAAATTATAATATGGCACGACTTTTTGGCTTTTCTATTGGTAAAGAAAAGAAATCATCTTCAATAGTATCCCCCGTTCCTCAGAATAATGAGGACGGGGTTGATAATTATATTGCTAGTTCCTTTTATGGTTCTTATGTTGATACTGAAGGTGTTTTTAGAACTGAATTTGATTTAATAAAAAGATATCGTGAAATGGCACTTCATCCAGAGGCAGATGGTGCTATTGAAGATGTTATAAATGAAGCAATCGTAAGTGATCTATATGATTCACCGATTGAGATTGAACTTTCAAATTTAAATGCTAGTGATAAATTAAAGAAAATAATTAGAGAAGAATTTAAGAATATTAAAGAGATATTAGATTTTGATTCAAAATCTCATGAAATTTTTAGAAATTGGTATATAGATGGAAGAATATATTATTTAAAAGTTATTGATACTAAGAGACCTCAAGATGGAATTCAGGATCTAAGATATATTGATCCTATGAAGATAAGGTTTGTTAGACAGGAGAAGAAGAAAAATAAAAATGATTATATGAATATAAAATCAAATAGTGAAGGTGATGTTACAAAAGTAATGTCTCCTGAAATTGATGAATATTTCATTTACACACCAAAATCTAGTTATCCCACAGGAACTATAGCAAATAGTGGTGCTGATAAAGGGGTTAAAATTGCAAAAGATTCTATTTCCTATGTTACTTCTGGTCTTGTAGATAGAAATAAAGGTACTGTTCTTTCATATCTTCATAAAGCAATTAAAGCACTTAATCAATTAAGAATGATTGAAGATAGTCTTGTGATTTATAGATTATCAAGAGCACCAGAAAGAAGAATTTTCTATATTGATGTTGGTAATCTTCCAAAGATTAAGGCAGAACAATACCTTAAAGAGGTAATGAGTCGTTATAGAAATAAATTGGTATATGATGCAAATACTGGTGAAATTCGTGATGATAGGAAATTCATGTCTATGATGGAAGATTTCTGGTTACCACGTAGAGAAGGTGGTAGAGGAACAGAAATTACAACACTTCCTGGCGGACAAAATCTTGGAGAACTTTCTGATATTGAATATTTCCAGAAGAAACTCTATAGGGCATTAGGTGTTCCTGAATCTAGAATTGCATCAGATGGTGGATTTAATTTGGGACGTTCATCAGAAATACTACGTGATGAATTAAAATTCTCTAAATTTGTAGGTCGTTTAAGAAAAAGATTTGCAAATCTCTTTACTGATATGTTGAAGACCCAGCTTATTTTAAAGAATGTTGTAAGTTTAGAAGATTGGGAAACAATTCGTGAACACATACAATATGACTTCCTATATGATAATCAATTTTCCGAATTGAAGGAAACTGAAATGATGAATGAGAGATTAGGAACTCTTGCTACAGTTGAACCATATATTGGTAGATACTTCTCTAATGAATGGGTTCGTAGAAAAGTTCTTCGTCAAACTGATGCCGAGATGGTTGAAATGGATGAACAAATTGAACAAGAAATTGCAGATGGTATTATTCCTGATCCTGCAATGATAGATCCCATTACTGGAGAACCATTACCACCAGAGGGTACAATGGATGCACCAAATGCAATCACTAATGGGGAATTTGCACAAGATACTAAAAAGGCAGAGCTATAAATAGAAGATAGGATTATATTAATTTTTATGGAAGAACTTGTAAACTTGATAGCCACTGATTCATCAGCATCTGATGTTAGTGACCAAATTAAGGATATTTTGTATACAAAGGCTGCTGATAAGATTGAAAAATCTCGATCTACAGTTGCTGCTTCTATGTTTGTTGAACCAGAAACAACCGAGGATTCCGAATAATGTCACATCAACCAGTAGGAGCAGGTGTATCCTTTGCTGTTGCTACAGCGTCAGCAAGATCAGGTATTATAACTCACTATACTGATACTGTTAGAGTTCATGCTGTAACAGGAAATGCTCATGTTGCAGTTGGAGCAGATCCAGGAGCAGATAATACATCTTATTATGTTCCAGCAGGAGGAACTGCAACATTAAACATAGGCAGACCAAAATCACAATTAGTTGTTGGTGTAACAACTGGTACTACAACAATTGTTGATTTACCAGATGGATCTGGATGTCCATTTGAAGTTGGGGATAAAGTTCAATTAACAGGAATTTCTCCAGCTGGTATTAATGGTGGTAGTAGTGGAATTGCATTAACTGTTACTAGTATTAGTGATGGTACAGTTAGGACTAATCCCAGACTTATTCTTGCTCATAATACTGCAGCTCAAGGTGCAGTCACTGATGGGGAAGGTGAATTAAGAGATATGATTCAAGTAGCAGCAAAAGGACCTGGTGGAACTTTATATGTTCAACAAGTACAGATTACAGGAGACGCATAATGAAACTCATTACGGAAGAAATTTCAAGCGTTAAATTTATCACCGAAGGAAAAGGTGCTAAAAAGAAAATG